GCGCTCATCTTCGTTGGCCAGGTAATACTTGACCAGTTGTAATAACTCGGCTCCGTCCTTATAGGTCGGTATATAGCCGTTAAAAACATCGTGCAACTCTGGGCGCTCATCTGACACCTGGAAAGCGCCACAAGCGGCGATCTCATAAGCGCGTGGGCCGATGCTGTACGCTTCGCCCGTTTTTATATGGCGCTCTCCCTCATCCCCGCCAGAGATGATAGACCTGTGGAAGTTAATCGCTATCTTGGCTTGTGCGTAATATAGCGCCAGTTCGCGGTTATCCATGACATCAGTAATGTCGGTAATGCCATCCTCGCCAACAATCGCGCCGCCGATGTGGACGTTGTAATCGTCCAGCAACTCAGCCAGCGGGGTAAACATCCGCTGGCGCTCTGGGAATAGCGTGCCGTGAAAGAATACATCCGTCGCAAAGCGGTCATTCTTTGAGCGCGGCCGGTGTTTGGCCGGATCAAAGCTGTGCGGTAAATATTCCACCGGCAAGCCTGACGCCTCCGACAATGGGCCAACACTTGCCCGGTCGTTGGTTAGCAAACCGGACACAAGCCCGCTCCTGGCTATCTTCAACTGGCTATCATCATTGTACGGCGATTCGGTCAGCATCAGGATAATCGGAACACCGAGCCGGTGTATTAGTTCATAGGCGCGACGGTGTATGTTCATGCCGTTAACCAGCAGCACCACATCGGGCACGAATTCCACCACATCCAGAACGATAGATTCGCTGGCGTTGATAACGTCATCATATTGATGCCGTCTGAAACTTGGCTCGACTTCCGCGAACCGTTCCAGCGCTACCCGGTAGAAGGTTAGACGATTATGGTAATCCATGCGGTGTACGTCATGGCCCAGCAAGCGCAGCGCGGCGTCGTAGCCTTCCGCCACGTCAAACGTGCTGAACTTGTGCCCCGGATAGCCAAGCAAGATCCTCATCGCCGCACCCCGAGTACATAAGTCGGTTCTGTGTAAGCGTGTTCTGGCTTGGCGATGTCACCGGCGGCCGATTGGAACCATATAGCGCTGTCGCCCATCAGGGCGATGATCTCCTCCACGCTGAATACCCGCTTGTGCCATTTGTTCGGCGTCTTGACCGGGATAGACCAGACCAGCGGCGCGTGCAGCTGTTCCAGCAACTTCTCCGGCTCGACTAGATGCTCCAACACCTCGAAAGCGGTGTAATATGACACGATACCATCCGGCGGGCCGTCCAGCAGGTTGTGAACCTGGTAATCAAGATTAGGCCCGAAGAAGTGCAGATCGGCAAAGCGGATCGCCTCCTGGTTGACATCTACGCCCAGCACAGAATCAGCGACCATCGACAACAAGTGCGAACCGTAGCCGGTCCCGCAGCCGAGGTCGTGGACATCTTCGCCCCAACAGAAGCGGGTCGCCCAGGCATAGCGCATGATGTGCGGGTGCATGACCTGCACGCCGGTCGCGCTATTCCAAGGTACAGCCCTTTCGCCGGTATAGTTCATCATTCCTCTTCGTCGTCGCCTGGAAGCACTAGAAAAGGGATCGCGTCAAGCTCCTCCTCCGTCACAACCACGATGGGCCGGATGCCGATTTGGTACATATGCGTCGGTGATTCAACGAGCCGCTTGTGCCCGATGTCTACCGCGTAGTACGTCGGGTCATCGGCCAGCTTGATGTACTTGCCGTTGTATTGGCTCATGTGATCACCTCCGCCACGTCGAACGATATTTCAGCATAGTGGCATAGCACCGTTCCAAACATGCGCGTCTCGTACAGTAGTATGGTTTCGACATCGTAGAACGATAGCGCGTGCAGGCTGGTGTCATCCTCAATCGTGTTACTGACGGTTTCAGCCAGTGTCGCCATAATTTTCTCAGTCGCCGCGCTATCATCCAGCCCTAGATAACCGTTCACCGCCCAGCGATGACGGCGCACATGGATGCCCGCAAACTCGCGGGTGTCATCATTCTCGAAACCACGATAAGATACTTCCCATCCGCGTATCTGCGGCTTGCTACTTATCGTCGTCTTGTAGAAGTCAAGAAACGCGCCCCAATCAGCCGACCAGCGCTCGTAATCGTAGACCTTGCCCACGTTTGACACGCCGCTAACCGCCGTATAGATTGCTGCCCTTATCGCACTTTCACTCATTTCAGCTTCTTAAATACCGTTTCGGGTATCCTGTTAAATAGTTGTTTGACGCTCGGCGTAGCGGCCTCGAACCCCTCCTCAAGCATCTTCTTGCCCTTGATACCGCGCTGGCCAATAGCCCGCGCAACCGGGAACCATGCCTTCATCGCCGCTTCCAAACTCATACCGTGCTTGCGTCGTAGCCAGTAGACGATGGGCCACTTCGGAGGCATTGTCGCCCCGGCGCGTCGGCCTTTCTCCATGACAATCGCGTACACAAGCGGGTTGTATATCTCGCCCTTGACGGCCGTTAAGCCCCGGTCAACTTTGGTATTCCATGCAGAGCGCAGATTTCCCGTAGCCCCTACCGGTGTGCGTGGTACAACCTGCCGATCAACCATGCCCACGGCAACCTTCATCGTCGTAAGCGCCTCATGCTCGGTCAGTTCCGGCGCGGTTTGGGCAACCTGAAGCCAGGCCGTCACCTCATCGACGTTGACCTTAATCTCAGTCATTAGTGATACAACCACTGCCGATTGCCGCTGGGCTTGGTATCCCAATCGACAAACTGACCGGCCGCCCCGCCAGCACGCCCGGTTATATTTAGCTCATCGCGGTACATACGGAATAGGCTACCGGCCCGGCGGCTCCATTCCTCCGCCCGGCTCATGTGGTTCACGCTATCGGCGGCGATGGTGCTGTCATTTGTCCGGCTGTACTTGTTGCTTATGGCCCGGCAACAGAACGAGGCCGCAAGATTACACACGGCGTAGAAGTGCGCCGATGGGAAATCGTAGCCGCTGCCCGCGTCGGTGTATGGTGCGGTGTATCGTATCCTCATAGCCTCGGTCGCCGCCGGTGCGTGGTTTGGTAGGTAGATATAACGCACGCTGCCGTCCCAATAGTCAGCATCCCAATCATCCGGCTCAAGGTAAACCGGCGCTTCGTCGCTGGCTACCGTTGGCGCTGGGTATTGGATGCTAAGAACCTGGCTAAAGCCCTCTGACCACTTAGCAAGCCCGGTGACGGCGTAATAGTTGCCAGCGTCCCCGGCTTCATCTTCGGTGATGATGTCAGGTACATCGTGGCTATATTGCTCTATCGCCGCCCGGACCTGTTCGCTGCGAGCGGCCGCGCTCAGTTCGTCGTCATCAGCCGAGATGATCAGATCCACCTTGGTTAGTATTTGCGCTACCGTATAGGCCATACGTCACCTATTTTGTTTTAAGCCAGCAAACTTTGTCACCGTTACTGGCGGCATCGAACCAGAGTTCGTTTAGGTTTGCCGCCCTAACATAAACAGCAATCTCGCTTGGCGTTGCCCCAACAGACCCCAAAGGGAAGCCGTTGGTAGCTGCCACATCGCCCGCGCCATCGTTGCCGACGTAAACCACGCCGGTATTACCTGGATGGGCGGTAATCACAAACTCAGGGCCGGGGATGCTTGTACCCTGTACCGCAGTACCGGCCGTTGTTACTGTTATCTGTCCAGATCGTGCGGTCATTCTTCCTCATCCCCTGTTATCTCAAAGATGGCTTCAAGTTCGGCAACCAGCGCGTCGTGCTTTTGGTTAGCCTTGACGCCATACTCTTGCGCTAGCGCTTGCAGTTCGCGATACGGTAAGTCATAGATGCCGAGGTCGCCCTCAGTGTCCAAGTCATCAGCAAGAAGGTGATAAACCTTGATCCCGCCGATACCGTAGTTGACGAGGACGCGATAAGCAGCGCCCCCGTCAACTTCCCTGTAGCGAACAATGGCATCAGGCTCAACGCCGTAGTATTTAGCCAGTTGTTCTATCATGGTTAACCCCAGGATTCTCCGGCTAAGAAGTGAAACACCACATCGAAACGGTTAGCCGCAGCCGCGTCATTGAAGTCCAGGGTCATCTCGGACCCGGCAGCAATGGCGATCGGCGCGTTTGCCCCGCCTACATGCGTGCTTGCCCATTCGCCGGGCACGTCTTTATCGGATACGTCAAGCGCCGAGATGATGACCGTTCCGTCATCGTTCAGATCCATCGTTGCGCTGGCATCATCCGCAAACGGAGCGCCGCTGGCATATACCAACGTCGCCCCGAAGGGAACCATGAAATAACAGGCCAGATCACCTAACGCGCTGGCATCGGTTGGGTCGGATACGCTGAAACTGTAAACTACCAGTTTTTCATTCATCCTAACCCACGCTTTCGCCGCTCAGGAACAACATCACGACATCGACGCGGTTAGCATTGGCCGCGTTGTTGAAGTCGAGCGTCATTTCTGATCCGGCGGCTATTGCGACCGGAGTTTGTGTCCCGCCGCAGTGGGTTGAGATCCATTCGCCAGGCACATCCTTGTCAGCGCATGATAACGCTGCCACGATAGCCGTTCCGTCATCATTGATGTCCATTGTCAGGCCGGTATCATCCGCAAATGGGGCAGCACTGGCATAAACCAACGTAGACCCGAATGGCAGCATGAAATAGGTAGCCAACGCGCCGACGGCTGCAGCTTCGTTTGGATTGCACACGCTGAAGGTATATGCGAAAAGTCGTTCATTCATCGTCATTTCTCCTTATCGACTAATGGCGGGCGGTTAACCCGCCATCTTTAGCCGCTAATCTTAGACGTTGCTCTTGTGCAGCGGTCGCCAGTCGCTTACCGGCGCACAGTCGTAGGTCGAGCTGTAACGGTAAGTCATCAGGCGGGCCTTGAACCGCAGTTCGTCATTGGTGAACATCGCGCCTTGGGTTTCGGCGTCAGCCGTGAATATCTGCGGGGCGCGTTGGCCTCGCGGATAAATCAGGTGAATGGCAGGAAGTGCCGAAACTGCCGCCCAGTTGTCGGTATCGGTCCAGGGCGGAACGACGATAACCTGGAAGCTACCTTGCCATAGGTTTTTCGTCTGGAAAGCGCCGCCGGTGGTTGCGCCTCCACTTTGGGCGGGCACCAATTCAGAATTCAGAATCTCCAACGCGGTTTGCTCAAGGTCAACGGGAACCAGCAGATAACGCGGCACGTTAGCACCGGCCAACCTGCGGCCGGTGCCGAGTGTCTGGTCGGTTTGCTTCATCATCGCCGTGCGAACAACGCCGAACTCGGAGTAACTCAGGGCAGTGGTCAGCAGGTTAGTGTGACCGCCGCCTGTCCCGACAGCCGTTGCATTGAACAGCGCACCGGAATCACTAAGAACCGGACCGGCGGCGGTGTTAACCGTGAACACGTTGGCTACAAGGTCAGCCTGTGTGTTATACCAGGCGTCGGCAAGCCCTTGCGGGATACGGCGCACAAAGCTGATCTTGTCGCGCATCAGTGTCTCAAGGGTGATGCCGATATACCCGCCGCGCTTCACGAATGACGCGGTTTCTTCCTCATCCTCAAGCGGTAGTTCGGTATAGGCTGCGCCTTCTGCCACGGTCGGAAGTTCGTCCGTGCCGTAGACCCGCGCCAGTGTCGCGTCGTCGATGGTGTCAACCTCATGCACGGTGACTATCGGCTCCCACCACATCTCGCGCTGGCTGTACTCGTTAGCCGCCATGATGTTAACGGTATTCTTGACAACGGTGGTTAGGCTGGAAGTCGTTGCCGCTTCCAAAACACGACCGTCGAGAACTGGATCACCTCCGAAGTAATCGTACATCAGGCTGGACATCTTGGGATAACGATGGACAACGGGCTTTCCGGCCTTAACCCATGACTGGTATGCCGGATTCGCCTTAAGCCTATCCTGTACGTCGCGGTCGTCATTGGCCTCGATGTTGCGTAGCTCATCCTCGCCCATCAAGATCCGCATGAAGGCCATACTGAACTTATCACTGTCGTCCATGCCGATGGTAACATCGGAGATGCCGCCAGCCTTGACGCGACCGGTCGGATCATTGGCGGCGATGGCTTCTTTCACCATCTTGATAGCCGCGTCAATGTCTTTTTGCTCAACAACACGGCCGTCGAATTGCGCCCGGATGACCTCATCATACCCCTTGGGTAACTTGGCGCGGTCGAGCGCCTGGTCTACCCTCAAGGCGGTGCGGGCGATGTCGGCTTCGCGCTTGACCTGTTCGGTCAATCGTTGGGCCTTCAACAGTTCCCGCTTGGCCTCGGATACATCCTTGTCATCCTTGGCATCAATGACCTCTTTATCGGTCATTTCTTCTATATCGGCTTCTTTGGCGGCGAGGGCTTCCGCTAGAGCAGCCGAAATCATCGCTTGAACGTCATCAGCAGTGATAACGTTCTGATTTTCATCGCTCATATCAAACTCCTTATCTTTGATATTGGCCGCTAAGATGCGTTCAAATCGCCCCCCCGCAGCCGGTTCACTTACTAAATCAACGGACAAAATTTTGCTAAAGCCTTCGATCACTGGGAACTGACGGCCCT